AAAATGACGCACTACATAAACGTATCGTAGAACCTTTAAGAAGGAAAATTTTACCATACTTTGCATGTGGTGTTTTTATTAATATGACGATGTTTATTCTTTTGGTGTACCTTGTTCGACGTCAGTTACTGATTCCTCTTCATATTCCTCTCCCCCAATAGATTCTTCTTCATCTCCTACTTCTTCGTCAGCGGTATTCGGTTTGAATAACTTTCCTACTCTCTCGAGTGGTGTATTCTTCGTTATAGCATGAATTGGTTCAATTGTTTTTGGTGTTTTGAGATGGGGAATTGAGCGTACATTTATAATTTCAGGTTTTGTGAATATATTATCAAATGGATATTCTTTCTCGAAATCCATCAACACCTTAGAGGGAACAGCTGGTGATTGCTCCAGAAGTCTGTCGTATTCAGCTTTACACTCTTCTACAAACTTCAGACCGTGAATTTTACGCTCATCTCGTGGTATAGCTAACATTAATCGAATATTTCTCGATAAAAGACCATGCGATAATGCAGCAGTTCTATGATTTTCCATCAATTCGTTAATCTTCAAGAAATTTGAAACCGTGGCGATGAGACCCGCAATCAGGTTTAAACCACCTATGACAGACGGTGCGGCTGGTTGAACACTGAGAGGTAAAGTTGACTGCGCAAAATTCGCTGTACCTGTTATCGTTGACAATATGATAACGGGGAGTGTAAAACGTAGACTCAATTTTTTATACAATAAGAATGCTTGATGATGCATAAATCTATAACACCCAGCCGCCTCACCCCATTGTCTTAATATAGTTTCGTGCTGGTCATTCCATACAATTTTTTCTTTTACCATTGTATAGTATAGTATAAATGAATATAATATTTTTTTTACATAGTTTATTTCTGATAGCAATGCTCATAGTCCCGTTCACAGGTAATCGTGAACATTTAGAATTTTATTCACTTCTTGTACCTTTCTTATTCTTTCATTGGAGTGTGAATGACGATACATGTGCCCTCACCCAACTCGAAATGGCTGTAACTGGTCAGGGCAAGGAAGAAACATTCATGGGTAGATTGGTTGGCCCAATTTATAAAATGGATGACAATGATCTAAACAAATTAACAAAATCCACTTTCTTTATGTTATGGGCACTCACTCAGTATAGAATTGGTCACTTTGATTTCTTTCTGAATGAGATGAAGAAGGCTATCAAGGCCGCAAAGTAATTAAAGGTAGCATCTCATGTATAAATATATGGACGTAAAACTTCAAACAGAAATTACTCGTTTAGATAACCTCAAGAATCTTCACCAACGAGAATACCTCTATAACATCGAACAAGTGGAAGGTAAAATTGAACAAAACAAGTATCAGATTGAGCGAACAGAATCCCCGCTTAAGAGAGACATTCTCACGAAACAACGGGTCTATTATAAACAAGAAATCTCCAGCTTAGATAGTACCATCGAGAAACTCACATATACATTGGATGAAAAAATTAATGGCCTTAAAATAGTTCTAGAAGAATGGGAAGTAAAAAGTAAAAAGGAGAAGGAGTCACTCGAGTATAATATTGAAAAATTACGCGATCTCATTGACCAGGGGAATACGAACGATGTTTTCGAGATGTTTAACGCAGTGGTAAACTCTCTAGAAATCATCAAGAGGGAACTTAATAAGGAATAATCACTTCTTTTGACTACGTAAATACTCCTGCACATCAGAAAACATCTGACGATCAGCCTTCTTTCTACCGTCAACTCGGATGATGATGTACTGAAGACGGTTGGGTAATTTAGGTGCGTTACCCTTTGGTTTTTTGACAACTTTTAGCTTAGCTTTCGCATTTTCAATTTGTTTCTTGGTAGGCATTATACTGTATACCAAGAAATATATTCAAGATGCCCCCATTCTAAAACGGTCAAATATATGTACAGAAGTCCTGAAATTGTCATATATAATCATACATAACGCGTCACCTATATCGTGTTTTCTCTCATATGGGATATCCCCTCCAATATACCTTTCAGCGATTGACACAGTCCTCTCCTTGCGTTCCTCGTAGTTTAAATGTCTCATACCAAAATGTACGTGCATGCTCACAGGTGATACCAAAGTAACCTTATCTTTGAACATGTAATGTAGAAGAATCTCAATGTTCGTAAACCCTCCGGGGGGTTGTCTCTCTATGAGTATCTTATCAGCTCTATCGAATAAGTCTTTATGGTCTTCTACAAATAAAGGAATTATATCAATAAAACCATTTGTCTTTATATATTTGTAATCTTCTAAACTCACTTTCTTTATATATTCAACTGTAATTTTAGGACCCGAACACTCAGCAAAGACTATACCCATATTATGGTATCCAATGTCTATCGACAGTACCTTCATGTCTTAATCTCAAAGATTCTCCTTAACTATAGTATACTAAATGAAGAACAAAGAGAAAAACCAGATGTTGTGGTTCGCCCTAGTTCTACTGACTGCATTTGTTACCTATATGTGGTACAATCCCAGGATTGTCAGAGTTCCAGTGAAAAGGGTGTTACCACTGCAACCGAGACCCATCGAAACCCGACGTGAACCCGAATTTAGAGGTCCACCAATCAAGAAGTATAAACCAGGACACATGCAACAAATGGGTATCATCGTTGGTGAGTCAGGTCAAGAAACACTACCACTGTATGGGAAAGAAGTGCGAGGTAGACGTGATCGCTATCACTACTACACAACCACAGGTGGAGAGAATTTATACCCAGTCCCCCTGAGTCACAATTCTAGGGACTGCATGGAGGATATTGGTTGCCAGGAGTTGTATGGAAATGAAACAGTCTCAGTAACTGGTAAAACTGGTTCATTTGCGGTTAATATGTATAGAACTGACAACTTTTTCTAAAGCTTGCAGCGTCTGCGACTATCCTCAATGACACGGGCAGAGGATAAAACACAGCCGAGGGATGATGCAAGAAGCAAACCCTTGGCGTAGTTAGATTTATTGGGGACATATCTCAATCCAATGATTAAAGCTATCAGGGTGACGCACGCACTGGCCGTTAATATCTTAAGGTCTGTTTTGGGCATAGGTCTACCTTGGGTGGTCATAAGGTTTGGAACCTTGAAGAATCCCATAATTAGGGAAGTACTAAACATTGTATATATTACTATTAATTAACAATTTTTTTTGAGGTGATCAAATCATATTCCCTTCCCTGGAGACCCACATTCTTAGACACCTTGGATTTTAAATTCAGGAGTTCAATAATTGATTCATTATCCAAATGTTGAAGAAAATCCCTCTTTTGTTCAATATCATCTAGTGGGTGCGTCTCTTTCTTAGATTGAACATAAGGCCAAACCTGTTTTCTCAGCGATTTTACCTCCAATTCAAGTTGTATCATGTGTGGGAGAATAACTTCACGTATAAGTCGATTAGTCTCGTGAATATCGTCACGCCACTCGGTCATATTCTTATATAAATTTAAATTTCTAAGTATATTGAAATGGATCCTACAAGTATCAGGAGCAAAGCTAAACAATTGGGTCTGAGAGTCACCAAGGACATCAACGGTAAACGCGTAAAACTCTCAGATAAACAGATTAAGAAGACAGTTAATGATGTCCTGAAAATTAGGGCGTCTGATACCAAAAAATTCATTCGTGTTTGTCGTGATGTTTTACTCACAGCTGGGGGTAATTTGACTCGACCAACCCAGACCGCTCCAGTTTCTCGCATGCAAATACCTCGGCCTCGTCCTCCACCCCCTCCACCCCCACCTCCACCTCCACCTCCACCACGCCCAGTCAACAATAAACGCGCCAAACTTATGAACGAATTGAAGGAAACTCTCAAGAAACGTAGTATGAAAAAATAAAATCTCAATTATTAATATACGATATGAATAATCAGGGTAATGCGAACATGATCCAAAATGCGACAGCCCTACGAGAGCTTGCGAAGAAGATTGCGATGAATGCGATCAACAAGGCTCGGGCGCAAATGAACGGCAACAACAAGCCCGCCAACAATGGCAACAACGCGAAGCCCAACAACGGTAACGCGAACAAGACCAACAACGGTAACGCGAACAAGACCAACAACGGTAACAACAAGCCCGCCAACAACGGTAACGCGAACAAAACCAACAACGCCAAGCCCAACAACAACGCGAACAAGACCAACAACAACGCCAAGCCCAACAACAACGGTAACGCGAACAAGACCAACAACAACGCCAAGCCCAACAACAACGGTAACGCGAACAAGACCAACAACAACGCCAAGCCCAACAACAACGGTAACAACAAGCCCGCCAACAACGCCAAGCCCAACAACAACGGTAACAACAAGCCCGCCAACAACGGTAACGCGAACAAGGCCAACAACGGTAACGCGAACAAGCCCGCCAACAACGCGAACAAGGCCAACAACAATTTCAACGCGAGTGCGGCATTGAACAACACTCTCAAGAATTCGGGTAACAATAAAGGTATCTAAATTAGATGAACCAACTATCAGAGTATAAAATCAATTTACATACAATCAAAATATGTAAATTAATTCCTGTATAATAGTAAATGTCACTGGGTGAGGAAAAGAGGACCTTCCTTAGAAAGTTAGTCTCGGGTTTAGACAATTTACTGCGTTATTCCAATAAAGCCAGTGAGATAGGTTTACATCCAAAAAGTGATATTGAAATATTTATAAAAAAACAACTATTAGTGCAAAATGATAGAGGTGATTATGAATTTTCTAAAGGTAGGTTCACGATGGGATTACAAGTCCTAGAGATTGACTTATTATCAAATATTCTTATTTATTTTGATAATGAGGGTTTTACACTGGCTCGTGTATTCAAAGAGGCTTCCATTAACGCACTCTATATGAACACAACTGAACTCTATTTTGCTGTACTGATAGAAAAATCAGAAATAGAAACATTCCTCGATTTTATAACATATTGATTATCTTCTTTTCATTACATCTGTAGCCACTACTGATGCCGATGAGCATGATTGAAGGCACATCCACATAATCACTGGGAAAAGGAAAGCTGGTGGTGGCCTTGGGGGGAAGCTCGACGCGGCTTTCCGAATCATATACAACATGAGCATTACACATATACATGATGTACATATGGTACTACCATGTGTCATCAAGTACTTATTTGGCATTGGTTTTTTCCCATTACTGAGGTACGGTGTTAAAATTGGTATAGGTATCCTATTTATCAGTGGTAATTTGCAGAGTAGAAGCAAAGGAAATGGAATCATTAATATAGACTGATAAATTTATTAGCGTGTAGTTATAATTATATCAAATCTCTTGAGCATAAATAATTTCACCCCCTCAATATCTGGAAAACTCCAAAGAAACCACCGAGACCAAAACCCTGCACTCTCAATACCACTCTTATTCCAATTTTCCTTGGAACTTCTAGTCACATTCAACATTAGAGTGTGCACCTTGGCTGGGATTTTTTGTATCATAGTATTTTTTGGTATTTTACCACCGTGTCTTGATACATATGAACGCATACGTAAAGGATTCTTGTGTTTGGTGTAGTCGGAATACCCACTGGCACCAAAATCAACAGTCCTGCCGTTTTCGAGTGTAGCCCGGAACTTTTTTTTACGGTCTGGGCTTTTAGTAATAACTACGCGCATACTTAGTATTTACAAATATAATTTAGTTACCGCAGCCACACCCACTGGTGCAGTAGGTCTCCTTGGTGGGGGGGAAGATGTCGCGCTCGGGTCCACGTTTGACACGGTACATGTGATCGTACGCGTGGAGGGAGCCAATGGCGACCATCATCGTGAGGAGCACAGGCCTGTTCATCTTGCGAACGGAGAAACCATAAAGAGCCACAAGTGCGATCAGAACAAACTGAACAATGGTCAATGTGGGCATCATGGGCATCTTGAAGCGCTTGAGAAGCGAATCAGTCTTAGGGGTGGGCTCAGGGGTGGCGGTTACCATCGCTTCTTGCTTGTATCCGGGCATTTTTATTATCTACTGAGAAAATAATGTGGTCTCTCCTGTTGGTGCCAGGTGTAATGATTCTCGTGGATTATCTAAAAATGCCTATAGATACCTTGTATTTTACAAAGGTTGGGAGACCTCTACTTGGTATCGCAAATACGTTCAGAGATGTCATACATGGTACATCAAATCATTGTGTAAAGAATTATCCGGGACTTTTTCTGCTTAGAATGCACTACAGTAAGATACGTGAGGAGTTTAACAGGGTGTCACCAACTCTCGATAAGAAGTATTACCATGATATCGATCCCTGGTTTGAAAAGAATGACAATTATTACTTCTATAAAATTCAACACTTTCCACTACTTAACAGTCTAGTTAAGCAGATCAAGTGTGTAGACACAGCTGTAGCGGCATTTGCTGTGATAGATGGGCCGATGACAATACCACCCCATCGAGCAGAGTCTAACAAATTACTGAGATATCAACTTACTATACAGGGTGATGGTGATTGCACACTGTATACAGAGGGTGGTAGATACACACAAACCGGGGGTGAAGACTTTCTATTCGATCATTCAAGATATCACGAACTAGAAAAGAACGGTACAGGGAGGAGAGTTTTACTTATCCTCGATATTCATAGATGATCTCGACACACTGCTTCATACATATCACTCCCACCAATGAGCTCTAAACGTTGGTCATCCACGATACGTTTGGTGAATGGACCAGATACACCGTTATTACAATGCATACAGAGAGCTGAAAGTTTAGTGACTTCACAGGCGAGTGGGATACAGTCTATGAGTTCCCCAAACTTTTGCTGAAACGAGTCGGCATCGAGACCCGCCAAGATGACCGATTTATTCACAAGTAGGCAACACTCCACAAACCTTCTCAATTTGGGGAAGAATTGTGCCTCATCTATTGCTATAACGTCAGCCTCGTCGAATTCAACCTGTTTCAAAACTTCGAAAATATCATACACTTTTAGACAATTAAATTTTACATTATCGTGGGTCTTCAATACCTCATCGGGGGACCGTGTATCTTTCGCAGAATTGACAACCAGTATATTTTTACCTATAACCTTGAGACGTTTGAGCCTACGTATAAGTTCAGAGGTCTTACCTGAAAACATATTTCCCATAATAATTGACAACCCCATTCCCTCTGATTATTATAATATTGTATTTTTTATATGGGAAATGTCCACAAAGCCATGTATGGTGGGCATAGGGGGTATTACAATAAGATGTCTGGGTGTGTGAAATTCGATGGTATCGTGTTCATGAGTATATCAGAGGCTATAACGCATCTCAATCAGCTAAGCGAACATATACAGGTCGTTCTGTCCGAATGATTGAGAGCCCAATTTGTAAAATTCTACGGGCGAAGTTCGTTTTAACTACAACTGTACTGTCTTGAATATACTTTTTCGAGTGTGGTCTATGTTCATCCAGAACCTTCTTCATAGATAGCACCTTACGAAGTGATATATGACGACATTGGGTTGCATCAATTTCGAGTGTAACCTTTTGGTTAAGAGACCAGGTGCGCACAAAAAAGGTATCCAACTGATCGGGGGTTGTACTATCCGTTATCGAGATTGAACACACTCGCCCCATTAGTACTCTGAGTGATTAAAATATCTCCAAAAAGTAGAATGCCCCTCACGGATGCAGAAATTACCAAGAAAGTTGGGGAGTTGCGTAAAACACAGGGTAAAATCTATGCACCCCTCAAATATTTCAGGGGGATCACCACTCTCAAGGGGGTTGAGACTCGTTATAAAAAGATGCTCAAGAAAGACTATACCAAGTTCCGAACAGACAAAGGACAAAAGACTAAAACCTCCTCCTACACCCAGAAATTTAGGAAGATGTACGGACCAGAGGTTAGGTCCCTACCCGAAATTGCTAAGGCTACTAAGATTCCTCTGAGGACTGTGAA